TACAGGAACCAATAGCTTGATGCAGAAAGAAGTTAGGTCACAAAGACTTACCATGTTCTTACAAACTGCACAAAGTCCAGCTATTGCACCGTTTGTTAAGATTTCTAAACTCGTTAGTGAACTTGCCTACAGCTTGGATTTAGACCCTGATGAAATACTCAACGACCCTGAAGAAGCTGCAATGATGGCACAAATTATAGGAATGCAAAATGTTGGACAAACAACTGGCGAAGAGACTCAACCTCTTGGTGGGCAACAAGGAGCTATGGGAAGCCTTGCAGGAGTACCTGCACAGCCTCAAGAACTTGGACCTACAGGCACTGGCGGTGGCAACATCGGAATCGGAAATGTTCCGGTTGCAGGGGAAAGTGAATTCTCTGGTACGCCTAGAGCAATTGCCGGGTAAGGTTAAAGAGGCTCTTACTAGAAAGGAAGAAGAACAATGAAAGGAATGCTAACAGACGATAACTACAGAATGGGATATGCTGAAGGTACGTCTCCAGAAAAAAGATATGAGTCTTTTATCAAAAGAGATATTGATAATCTAAAAGAATACGGAGATAAATATTTTAATTCTGGCACAGGATTCTTTAAAGGAATTAAACAATCATTAGGTGACTTTGGAAAAGGCGAAAGATTATTAAACGATTTAAAAAATGTTAGAAGTGAGATGCAAGACGATAGAACAGATGCAGAACTTTTAAGCATGATTAATACAAGATTTAAAAATGCAGGATTAGATTATACTGTATCTGATGAATTTATTGATAGAGAACAAAAAGCAGAAGGCGGTGAGATGGATGACCAAATGTCAATGCTTATGGGTCCAACACACACAATGCCGGATGGAACTGTTATGCCCGGTGCTACTCACGAAGAAGGTGAGATGATGATGGAAGAGTCTGAAACTCCTATGGAGTCTGATTCTGAAATGGAAGATAACTATTTAGATTTTATAATTGACGAAGCATTAAGCGAAGAAGAAGAAGATATGCTTATGTCAAAACTTGAACAAGATGAAGAACTCTCTATGCTATTTGATAAAGTTATAGAAGTCGCATCAGAATTTGCTGGTTCTGGACCTGTTGAAGGACCCGGAACTGGAGTCTCCGACAGTATACCTGCTAGGTTATCTGATGGAGAGTTTGTCTTTACTGCTAAAGCTGTGGAAGAAATCGGAGCTGACAACTTAATGGCAATGATGAAAGAAGCAGAAATGAAAGCAGATGAAAGACAAGGAATGGCTAATGGCGGTACAATGGAAGAAGAAGAAGACCAGCCTGAACCTGTTGTGGTAGCTGAACAAGCTCCAGTGAGACAGGATATTCGAGTCACCAAGCAAACTGTAGGACCTCAAGCATCCGTGCAAGAGGAACGAGATTTGATTGATGAGGAGATTAAAAAAGGAATGTTATCTTCTAGACCATACGTCAGAAGCTAAATAAAGGCGGTAAGGCTACCCAAGACGTCATAGGCACCTTACCATATTATAAACCGAAAGGCTACCTTTACAAGACAAGCCCTGCACAGTCGACACACGCAGCTACCTTGTTAAACGAAGCCCTGAGTAGGAGAAAAGAATATGACTACTGAAGTACAACAAGAGGAAAATGCCAATCCTTACAACCAAAATAAATCATGGCATACAGACGTTGAAGAAAACTTTGACACAGCAGACGGAATGTTTTTTGAAAAGCCTAAAGCTAAATCAAAGAAAGAAGCAACCGATGAAGAACCTGTAGAACAGGAAACTAAAAGGGATGAACCTTATAAGCGACCTGACTACAAGAAACGTTACGATGACTTGAAAAAGCATTATGACTCTAAGCTAAACGAGTTTAAAGCTAGAGAACAAGAGCTACTAGATGAGGCTACTAAAAATAGACAAACCTACAAAGCTCCTAAGTCTGCTGAAGAACTTGAACAATTTAGAAAAGAGTATCCTGATGTTTACGAAGTTGTAGAAACTGTTTCTCACCTTCAAGCTGAAGAGAAATCTAGAGAGCTGAAAGAGAAACTTGAAAGACTACAAGAACGTGAAAAAGAGTTAATTCGTAAGGATGCTGAAAAGCGATTGATGGATAGACATCCTGATTTTGAAGATATTCGAAACAGTGACGACTTCCATAGCTGGGCAAAAGAACAGCCTAAGTCTATTCAAGATTGGATATACTCAAATGCTGATGATGCTGACCTAGCTGCAAGAGCTTTAGATTTATTTAAACGTGATATTGGTATGGACGTTGCACCTAAGAAGTCAAATTCTAAGCAGTCTAATAAATCTGCTGCTGATATGGTCTCAACCAAAACAACTGCGGTTGAACCTAAACAGGAAAAGATTTGGACTGAAAAGGAGATTGCAAGTATGTCAATGGACGAGTTTGACAAGTTTGAACAAGAAATAAGTCAAGCAATGGTCGAAGGACGTATTCGCAAATAATTATTAACTTAAACTATAGGAGAATGTATCATGGCTCAATATTTTGAACCTGCAACCGATACCGATGCTAACTTTGCAAACTCTGTAAGTGGACAAGCTAATAGTTTCTTCCTACCTTCGATTTATTCTAAAAAGGTTTTAAACTTCTTTAGAAAGTCTTCGGTTGTAGAAGCTATTACTAACACCGACTATGCCGGTGAAATCTCAGCTTACGGAGACTCAGTTAAAATCATTAAAGAACCCGTTATTTCTGTGTATGACTACACAAGAGGTAGCGATACAACTCAAACTAAACTAACAGACCAAGAACTTACTTTGGTTGTTGACAGTGCAAAAGCTTTCAAATTCATCGTTGATGATATTGAAACTAAAATGTCACATGTGAACTTCAAAGAAGTAGCTTCTTCATCTGCTGCTTATGCATTAAAAGATTCTTTTGATGCTGCTGTTATCGCTAACATGTTTAGTGGTTTGTCATCTTCTTCACCTGACCACGTGCTAGGTGCTGATAGTGCAACTGCTTTAGGTGCTGGTGTATACGATGGAGCTGGTTCTGTTGATTTAGGCACATCTGGTGAAACTGACCCACTAGACCTTATGGCTAGAATGGCAAGACTACTTGACGAGCAAAATGTTCCTGAAGAAGGAAGATGGTTCGTTGCTGGTCCTGACTTCTATGAGCAACTTTCACAGTCTGGCTCAAAGCTATTGTCTGTAGACTACAACGCTGGTCAAGGCTCAATTAGAAACGGTCTAGTATCAAGTGGAAAACTAAGAGGTTTCAGCATGTACAAATCTAATAACATTGCTGCTACTTCTAATGCTACTGGTAAATGTCTAGCAGGACACATATCATCTACTGCTACTGCTCAAACTATCATCTCAACTGAAGTCCTTAGAGACCCAAGTTCTTTTGGTGATATTGTTAGAGGATTGCATGTATATGGTTCTAAAGTCCTAAGAGACGAAGCCTTAGTAGGTGCTTTCTACTTAATCGACTAATTGTTGATAACTCGGGGGGTCTTCGGACCCTCCATTTTTAAAAAGGAAATAATCATGGCAAAAATGATAGGAAAGCCGGTAACTGGTCCTAAGAAAAAAAGATCAGGAATGCCTAGTTCAGGTACAGGTCAAGGTCGTAAAGTTAGCCAAACTAAAAAAGCTATTAAGCAACCAAGTAAATTGGAATTAAAAGCAGATTTATTTATGCAACAACAAAGACCTAGCAAAACAACTTCTGCTATTAAGAAACCTAGTAAACCTAAAAACAATAGAGATCCTAGAAATAGATATTCTACTGGCGGTCAAGTTTCTTATAAACACGGTGAAATGCCTAAAGCAGGACCCTGTTAATAGGATTATAACTCGGGGGAGTCTTCGGACTCCTCCACTTTTAAAGGATTTAAATGGCTACAACATATCTTGACATCACTAACGAAGTTCTAAGAGAACTCAACGAACTTCCACTGACACAAGCAAACTTTGCAAGTGCGATAGGGCTTCAACAGTTTGTCAAAGATGCTGTCAATAAATCTATATTTGACATAGCCAACGAAGAACCACAACTACCTTTCTTTTCAGCAGGAGTTAGTGGAGCTACTGACCCATTCTATGGTAACGTAAC